GTTTCCAGCCGTTGGTAGCTCCTATAATGCACGAAATAAATGTGTATACACATTATTTTTTCGTCCCCTACAGGCTTCTGGATGACGACTGGGAAGAATTCATTAGTGGCGGTGTTCAAGGCGATTCTACGGCTACTGTACCGCGTTGGAATCCTTCCACAACTGCCAAAGGCACGTTGTGGGATTATCTGGGATTGCCGGTAGGCGTTACTCCAACGGGTGCATTGCCTTTGGATTTCCCAAGGCGTGCTTATAATTTCGTTTATAACGAATATTATAATGACCAAACTCTTAACGAAGGAGGAGTCGCACTTACTAATGAAACTATTCTAAAAAGGGCTTGGGAAAAAGATTATTTTACCAGTGCTCTTCCTTTCCAGCAGAGAGGGACTGCACCGGCTTTGCCTATTTCTGGCGAGACAAGTGCAGTATTTCCGAAAGTTGCTGGTATAGTAGCTGGTAGCAGTCCTAATTTAATAAATACGTTGCAGGCAGTTGGCGGCAGTACTTTTCATACTGCGTCGGATAGAGTAAATCAATGGAAAGATTTATTTACTGATAATACTGTAGACTTTGCTCAAGCTGCTACATTTGACGTTTCAGATTTGCGGTTGGCTTTCCAGGTACAAAGATGGATGGAAAGAAACGCAAGGTCGGGTGTACGTTATACTGAGTTCTTGAAGGCTCATTTTGGTGTATCCCCTCGTGATGAACGTCTAGACCGTCCAGAGTATATCGGAGGTACTAAAGCTCCGGTAATTGTATCTGAAGTGCTTCAGACTAGCTCTACTGATGCTACAACTCCTCAAGGAAACCTAGCAGGTCATGGTATTAGTGCAAGCGGCAATATCGCCGGTACTTACAGGGTACAGGAATATGGTCTGATCATTGGACTTATGTCTGTGATGCCAAGGTCCGCATATCAGCAGGGAATCAATAGACAATGGCTTAGAAGGAGTAGATTTGATTTCTACTTTCCAGAGTTTGCCAATCTATCGGAGCAACCAATTGAGTTGGCGGAAATTTATGCAAGCGGTGTGGAAGCTGAAAATACTACAATTTTCGGCTATCAAGGTCGGTTCAACGAGATGCGTTCAAAATCGAGCATGGTATGTGGGAATATGAGAGATACGCTCGATTATTGGCATCTTGGTAGACAGTTTGAGACTAGTCCGTTGCTTAATCAAAGTTTTATCGCGTGTGATGCAAGCAAAAGAATTTTTGCAGTCCCGTCAGAGCCGGGACTAATCATAAATTGCGGTAATATCATTCAAGCGGTGCGGCCACTGCCTGCATCGTCAGAACCCGGTCTTATTGACCATGCTTAGGAGATAGCAAATGTTTCAGACAAAGTATCAAAGAATTGAAGTTCCTGCAGAAAAAAATTCTGGAGAACTTCTAGTAGAACAGGAATTCGTATCAACCGAACGTCAGATACTTTCCATGCTTAGAGCAGGAGAGCGGTTGAGAGTGTATCGCAAAGAAAGTTGTGATTTGCAGGATGGTGAAGAGGATTTCATCTTAGACCCAACCAGAGAACCAAACTTTGACCTTGCTGATGCAAGTCAGATAATGTCCGGTATCAAACCGATACCGATTGAACAAACAAATGAGACGGATGTGCCTTCTAACATCCCTGTCAAAGAAACCGTAAACGAATAGTGAACGATGGCCATATTATTAGACTTGATGATAATATGGCCAGTTGACACTAGTGGCAACAAAAGGAAAAAAAATGGGATTGTTAGATACATTAGGTTCAGTAGCAAAAACAGCTGGTAATATCATGAATCCAATAGGTGCGGTCGCAGATATAGGATTAGGCTTCATGAACTATAGCCAAGAAAAAAAGAATTTAGCATATCAAAAAGATATGCAACAACAGGCTTGGGCCAGAGAAGATAATGCCACCCAAAGAAGGGTGGAAGATTTGAAGGCAGCAGGGTTGAGTCCAACCCTAGCAGCAGGATCTGCTGCACAGGCTTCTGCACCAATTCAAACGCATGCCCCTCAATATTCAGGGGCTTCGGTTCAACAAAAAGCTTTAGATTTTCTTTCACAATCACAAATGCGGGCAAATATAGCACAAACTCAAGCACAAAGTGCTTTACTTGATGCACAAAGGAAGGTTATAGAACATGATTATTCTACGTATTCTGAAATACCCGGTCAAACTTCTAAAGATGTCGGGACTATTCCGCTACTTACGCGAACATTTTATGAAGGTACTAAAGAGTTTAGGGAAAAAGTCGAAAGACTAAAAAAAACAGACCCAGAATTGGGTAGTCTGTTTCAAGGTATTAATACCTCAAAACCAGCAAGTAGCGTGAGTTTGCAAGAATATAAAAAAAATCGTGGGTTATCTCCAGATTTGGATGCTTGGAAAGAAAAAATCTTAGACCCGTTTGGGACTAAGAAAAAAACTAATGCTCCGAAAGGAGGAGGTAATACAGGTGCTTGGTAAGTTTATCAAGTTAATTAAGTGGTTTATTGACACTTTTAAGATTGCAATTTCTGTATTGCTTGTTATAATGGTGTTAAGTTTAGTTGGGTGTGCTAATTTAGAGTCATTAGTACACAAAGAAGAGAGTGTTTCACGTGAAACATCATTGATTAAAATAGGAGAAAGACAATGGCGTACAGAAAGCGTAAAAGTTCCTATGGGAAGCGTCGCTCTATCAATCATGGTAAGAGCAAAAGAATTAACAATTACTACGGCTCTCGTGGTGGTGTAAGGTTGTGAAGTGCAATGCACAAACCCGAGTACAATTAGAAATCCAAAATATGATTTTGGTAGGACTGACCAGCCGAAAGGCTTGTTAGTCCCATGTGGAAAATGTATGGCATGCAGAATAGCAAAAACGAGGGAGTGGACTGTTAGAATGTTAAATGAATCAATTTGTCATGAAGAAAGTGCTTATGTGACTCTCACTTATAATGATGAAAATCTACCGTCTAACAACTCACTCTCCAAAAGAGAAGCACAATTATTTCTCAAGAGATTGAGAAAAGAAATTGAGCCTATCAAAATTAAATATTTTCTGTGTGGAGAATATGGTGAAGAGTATGGAAGGTGTCACTATCATGTCATTATTTTCGGCATAGGTCATGCTTATGAGGATATTATCCAAAAGGCTTGGCCTTATGGTTTTGTAAAAATAGGATATGTAGAGCATGACTCGATACAGTATGTTAGTGGTTATGTTCAAAAAAAGTTTTCTGGAGATCTAGCAAAGGAAGTATATGGTGATAAAGAGCCGCCTTTCCATTTGCAAAGTAAAGGACTCGGAAAAGAGTGGGCCATACGAAACCAGCAAAAATTAAAACAGCAACTCACCGTTACAGTAGGTGGGGTTGCAATGGGTTTGCCAAGGTATTATAAAAAAATTCTAGAAATAGACAGCGAAGTCTTAAAAGTAGAAGCACAAAATAAAGAAAAGGCGTTCGAAGAAAGAGCCCAAAAAAAAGGTGCTGTAACAGAGGTAGACAAAGCTGTCATACGTGAAGAATCAAGAATACAGGCAAACACTAATCTTATAGCTAAGTCTAAGCTAGTCACCCGAAAGGGTGTAAACTAAGCATCGAGAGAGTACTCTCTCCGATGCCAAAGAGGTATAACATGTCAAAAATGAATCTGTATGTAGTGTATGACAAAATTGCTGGCGAGTGTGGCCCGGTCTTCGAGGCCAAAAATGACGCTGTTGCAAGGCGGCAATATAATCACCTGGTATCATCCAATCCGGGAATAGTCCAGGAAGATTTTGAACTTATGCAAGTCGGTGTTATCGACAAAGAAAAAATAACAATAGAGCCCGGTCAGATGCTTCTGGCTCTTGATGTATCCGAGGAGTTGGTAAATGAGTAATATCTATCAAAATACAAGAAATAATCGGCCGGGTAGGTCGGTTTTCAATCTGTCGTATGACAAGAAGTTTGATGGTGATATGGGGTATTTGTACCCTGTAATGTGTGACGAGGTAATCCCCGGCGATGTAATGAGAGTGGGTAATCAAACGGTTATCCGTTTCCAGCCGTTGGTAGCTCCTATAATGCACGAAATAAATGTGTATACACATTATTTTTTCGTCCCCTACAGGCTTCTGGATGACGACTGGGAAGAATTCATTAGTGGCGGTGTTCAAGG